GGACGACAGCGTTTGCCATGGAATGGGGGAAATGCTCTTCCAGACAGGCAGCAATGTTAGATGTTTGTCTAAATATCTAATTGCTTACCGACCGGTTGGCAACTGTGTTTTAATATTTTGCATTCGTTTGTTTTCGGGCGTGTCGTGTTTTTGTTTGTGTTATAGTGTAGTTATCAACTTCAAGGGAAGGAAAAATAAAATGATTAACAACACCGTTATTAAGGATTACGCCGAGGATTATATTCTGAACAGTGGTCAGCAACTCTCTGATTTTGATATTGATGTGATTGTTGAGAATCTGCATCATGTGGCGGTGGTCAATAATATGACTATTGAGGGTTATGAGGATTGTGATTCGTTTCCGTCTGATGATTTTGTGGAAGCGTTTGAGGAAGCGTGATAGGTAAAAGTAAAAGCCCCTAGGGGTTTGCCTAGGGGCTTTCTTATGCTGTCAAATCAGGCGAATACGAGATACCACGTTGATTTGTCTGCGGGTGCGAGTGCGACGTATCTAGTGGCTCCTGAGCCGCCTGTATAGTGTGCCCAAATGTATCCGTCTGCGATAGTGCCTCCTTCGGATAGGTTGACGGTTTGTCCGTAATGGTATTGGGCTACTACTGGTGCTGAGGTTGACGGTGCCGAACGCACGTTAAGCACGTCCACGTTGACCTTGTATGTGCGTGGAATGACTGTTACGTTGTTGTTTGCTGGTGCCGGTGCGGGCGTGTTTGCTGTGCGCGGGTGGAAGTAGCCGATGATACCGTTCTTGCTGAGGGTCACGTATCCGGCTTTGTTTGGGTTCTGTGACATGGTTTCCAAGGTGCCGTTGCCATTGTCTTTGACTACGATGGCTACGTGGTTCATGCCTGCTCCGTTCCAAAATGCTACGTCACCGTAAACTGGCGTGTAGTTTCCTGCTTCTCTGTAGAACGTGTCTTGTAGAGCGCGGGAGCGGTCATATTGTGCAGAATAGACGCTTGCGGCGTATCCGTCAACGGTGTTGGTGTCGGCGGCTGGAATGCCATAGACGTTTCGGGCGTAGGAACTCCATAAGTCCCAGCATTGTCCTCCGTATGCGCCGTCCATGTCTACTACCTGTCCGTTAACGCTGTTCATCCATTCTTGAATATTCATTCTAGTTTTCCTTCTTATGTTTGGGGGTATTGGTATTTGCGAACACGCTCATAAATGGGGCGTCCGCTAGTTCGGGGTTGATGGCGGTAATGTTTTCCAAAATGGAGGTGAGTTCGATGAGGCTAATACCGCCTACTGTGCATACGAACACGCTGACTGGAAGTCCCAAGTCAACGTGTAGATTAATCATGTCTACGAAATAGGCGACTAAGGTTAGCATGAGGTAGGCGAACTTGTGCCATAGGCCTTGTCGCATTTTCTGTGAGCTGAGCGTATCTTGCAAGATGGCTTTTGCAATACCGGTGACGTAGTCCACAATGATGAAGAAGACTACTGCGAACACACACCACACGTCCGTTGCCGTCATTGTCATTAATTGTCTCCTTACTTTCCTAGTAATTCTCCGATGATCAAGCCAAAATCGGCTTTCACCTGTGAATCATCGAACCGTATTTTTCCCAGCCGATAGCCGGTGGTTAACCGTCGCATAATATCATCTGACTTTTTAACGTACCAAGTGTGTTCGTCAACATGGTTGGGGTCGAGCGTGTAGACGGGTCTGGTATTGTCTTTGGGGATACGTCGTGAAACATATTGTGAAACATGCCCATCGCGTTCGGATACGGAAACCCACACTCCAAAACGCGCATAATCGGTAGTGTCCAAAATGTAGGAGAGTTCGCCATCTGGGGGGATGGGTGCCAGTAATGTGTCCGATTCATCTCGGAACCTGTTTCTGATTGCATAATCCGCATAATCCCCGTCATACTGCTCAAGAAATCGTCCGAACTTGGACTGTGCGACTTTCGCACTGAATCCGCCATAGTCTGCCAATTCGAGACATACGAAACCACCACAATACAATTTGTATTGCTGTTGATTGGATTGCTGTGCTCCAATGTCAAGTCGGTATTTCGCAAAATATGGATTAGCCTTTTGGACGGCATTAGAGAGGAATAGTACTTTTGTTCTATCCTGCCAACGGTCAACGGTATTGTAAAACTCGCTAAACGAGTTCACTTCGTTACTTAAGAATCTGAGATTGTCGGGGAAGATTTCATCGAAAATAATCAAGTGCACTTTAGGGTAGGCCACTGATTTTAGTCCGCCCGCTTGGGATAGGGCGACGAAATAACAGCATGTGCGCCAGTCCTTTTCATCCCATGATGTCTTATGCAATTGTCCTTTTTCACCATTCACACGAAATTCGTAAGAGGGGAAGAACTCTTGAATGTCCTTGAAGAAGGTTTCCTTGCGGTGTTGTTCTACGTCCGTACGCCTGAGATAGATGAACTCATGGCCGTGCTTAATGTACTCTTTTATGCCATATCTCTTTGCCGCAAATGTCTTGCCTAAGCCGCGTGCTCCGATCACGAAATTCCATGGAGCGTTGCGGGTGAGCAGGTTATGCAAGTCATAATAGTCGTCTTCGGCCAATGTTTGCAATGCCATACGCTCACCTCCTAAAACAATGAGAGCGTAACGTCATGACCACCGTTACGCTCCCACTAGTTACGGTCGGCTCAAGGGAAGTCATCACATGCCGACATTCCTTATTATATCACACGTTTAGAATGCGGGCGGATTCGATTTTCCATCCCACACACTCAACAATGAGTACGCCTGATTGTATCGATTCACGTACGGCTGAAATGGGTACGTGCTCAGAATATTGTTTTTGAGCTGTGCGAGATTCGACGCCTTCGGCACCTTGAGCGCGTTCGCGGGTGATTGGTGGTATGCCGTAACCCATAGTATCTGCATTTTATTATCATCATACTGGTGCGGATATCCGACGTAGTCTTCGGCGAACTGCCTGCGCTGACCCTCATGGGATTCACTACGTGCCGCCCACGCTTGAAATGCCGCCGCTTCTGCCTGCGTGAGGCTCCGAGTAAACTCGCCCCCTGATTCCATGAGTGCCGCAATCTGCGGCGCGGCGGTTTTGAATGCCGTATAGCCGGTTGGGTCTGCCGTCTTCATGGCATTCAACACTTGCAATCGGCGTCCGAAACTCCATTGCGCAATGCCGATACCCTGCAAGTTGGCCGCTTCAACTGCATCCCAGCGTAATCCCGCTTCCACTGTGCCGACCACATAGAGGGCATAAGAGTTTTCCGCACTGACCGAGCTGGATGGGTGGCCTTGTCCTTGCGAGTCGGACGGTTGGCCTTGCGACGCTTTTTCCGAAAAATTATTGGCGGTTGTCTTATAAAAAATGCGAGTCCTTGCGCCATTATTGTCTGTTTCGTGCAAGTACAGATTGTCACCCTGCCAGTGTATCCACGCGCCGCCCCGCGCTGTGTCGGGGTGTCCTTGATTGTTGTCGCCGGTCGGATTGTCCACGTCCGGCTTCGGCATGGCACGGGGATGTAGGTAGCCCAACAGTCCAGCGGTGGGAAACCATTTGAGTGCGCTTGCGTCCGGATTTTGGGTGATGATGTAAATGCTGTTGTTTTTCACCCCATCATTGCTAGCCACAATCGCAACATGCGTGTAGGGGGTATATGTGCCGTATCCCCATATTGCTACATCCCCCGCCACAGGCGAGTACCCATTGGCAGGGATACGTTCGTACACTTGTTCGCATCGAGCCGACACGGGATATGAGGTGTACAGTCCGCCCGCATAACCGGTAGGGGTAATACAGTCCTGTATGGACATGCCGTACATATCCATGGAATATTTTGCCCATAAGTCCCAGCATTGCGCCCCATACGCGCCGTCCATATCCCAGTATCGGTTTTTTGTCTGATCAATCCACTGTGAGAAAGTAATAGCCATACCACCATTATAGTGGCATGGCTATCATATGCCGACTATATCACATTCCTGCGGGAATCATATAGGAACCTACGAGAACGCCCGTATTGTCCAAATTTCCGGCGTTCTGGACGCTGAGCGTATTGCCGTCAATGGCTACGAATCCTTTGCCGTCGAAATTCGGATAGAAATGGGAGTTGCCGATGGTTGCCCATTTCGGCAGTTTGAAGATACGGGCGGCATTGTTCGGCTTCGCGTTATAGTTGACTTTGAAGCCGATGGACAATATCCCATCACGCTCGTAGATGTTGACGTAATCCCATTTGCCGCTGATTTGGCTTTCGCTTGGACCTCCGTAGTTCGTGGGCCATAGGTCGATACCTGCGGCGACGCAGTGGGCTATCCAATATCCGGCAAGCACGTATCCCCCACGGCTCAGGTGCGCACCATCACCACCGTCGCCACCGTCCGAAGCCTGAGAAGCCACCACGCCGATACGGTATCCGCCCTCATGTACATGAATCCAGCCGAAACCTAAATCCTTCAAGTTGAGGGTCAATGCCTTCACAACTGCAAGACGGTGCGCCCTATCCGAGCCGTGGTTCTGAGTTTTTGTTAATGTTTGGCCGACTGCCAACACCATGGGGCAGACATGGATCTCGGCGTTCGGCGCTTCCGCGTGAATGGTCTGCATGAGTTCGCGAGCCTTGGAGGTAATGACGGATTCGCTGGTACGTTGCTGTTCGAGTCCAGTGGCGTCATTCTGTCCGCCGATGACGATAACCGCCGTCACCTTGTTTTTATCTGGAACGGTGTTCCAAATGTCCATAAACGTCCCGTCGTCACCGGACACAGCAAAACCGCCAGCGCTGGAACCCTTGTAGTAAAAGCGTTGTGGGCTGAGTTTTTCCTTGATGGCGACGGCGGGTGACTGGTCGATATGTTTCGCACCACCATAATATCCGTCCACCCAACTATCACCCAACACTACCACATAATCCTTGAGCTTGTCTGGGGTGTGGACGGCGTTGAGAGCGGCGGCGGCATCCGTCGCAGCCTTGTCCCACTTGGATTTATTGGCGGTGGCGGTGCCGACTGTGTTGCTGCCAAGGGCGGTCAATGCCTGATTATTGCTAGTAGCGGTGGTGGAAGCGGCATTCCACTTGGTTTTATTTGCGGTGGCGGTCTCGGTAGTATCGCTCCCGAGCGCGGTCAATGCCCGAGCGTTGCTATTGGCGGTGTCCACTGCCTTATCCCACTTGGTTTTTTGTGCGGCGGCATTGACGGTGGAACCAGCTCCGAGCGCGGTGAGAATTGCTGTGTTTGCATCGGCCTTGCTTGCGGCGGCGGCGGCGTCGATACCTGCTTTATCCCATTTGGTTTTCGACGCGGTGGCGTTATCCACCGTGTTATCCACAAGCAGTGCCTTCATGACCGCTTCATCATGGGTTTCACGAGCTTCCACACCCTCGATACGATTCAGGTGCGTTTTCAAAGTGGTGTCGATGGTGCGCATGGAGCCGTTGTAACCGTCTCTCAGGTCGGCGGGGTCATTGTCCCCATACAAGTTCAAACCGTAATTGTCGGTTTTCGTATATACTGTAGCCATTTATGCTAATCCTTTTCTCGAATTTGAGTCTGCAGCTGGGTTAGAATCTGGTCAATCATACGCATGGCATGATTGTAGCCATCTCTTAAGTCCATAGTGGTTGCATCATTGTAGAGCGGAAGTCCCCAATGTCTGGTCACGTCGTACGCGGCGGAATCCACGGGCGTGGTCTGCTGACCGTCTGCCATAATATGTCACTTCCCCGTAGAGGTGGTGGACACGAACGGCAATCCTTCCGCAGTAACCTTCGTGTCGTTGAGATTTTTGACCGTATACTGTCCGCCATTGCTGGCAGGAGTGCGGTTGAGGAGATGATTGAGCGCGGTACCGAGCGCTCCCGCATTCGAATTGGTCAATCCCAAGGCGGTGCAGAACGCTTTCAGCCCGTCCGGTAGTTTTTCCGGTGTCGGGATGGTGTCGATTTTGTCTGACTGGGCTTTCAGCGTCATGTCAATAATGTCTATTGACCGATTGTATGCACCCTGAAGGTTCGGCGAATCGGTTGCATCATATTTTTCGAGATTATAATTTGTGGTTTTACTAGTCATTTCCTGTAATCCTTCCTGTTATTTTGCAGTTTTCATAAAATTGTTGACCACGACGCCATTGGCGAGATTTTCAACCGTTAGCGGATTGACCGGCTCCCCATCATCCATGTGCACATCACGCGGTGTGATGCGTGGCTCATCATTGTGGAAAATGGTTTTGTTACCGAGCACGGCGAACTCCAAGCAGGTGTGCGCCGCCGCCATTGGCACGCTAAGTTGAGCCATTTGATTGACTCGCGCCCCGAACACTGCCAACTCTCGGTATACGTCTCGGTTCGTGTTTTTGCTATCCTCGTATTTGCCGCGGGTCGGATTATATGTAAGGCCTGAATCTTCATACTGTCCGACCTGTTTTTCCAAGTCATCCAGCGTCTTGTTAATACGCTCGAACTGCTCATTAAAACCGGCTATCAGCTGTTTGATGGCTTCGATGTCCGCGTTTTCGTCTTTGGCGAGATTGTCAAGCTGTTCTCTGAGATGGTCAAGATGTTCGGCCACCTCCTGCACATATCCCAACACTGTCAAGGTATCGCGGTACGAAAACGGTTGTACTGTGGTGAAATACCGTTGTCGTGGGTCAATGTCGAGCGGTGCGGCACATAGGTTTATTCCGTCCATTAATCCTCCAATCTGTCTGTATTAAGTATACTCTAGTGGCCGAGATTATATGCTAGTGAGGTACTGTAAAGCTGTGGTACGTTGGTCATGTTGTCGCCACTGCCCCACATGCCCATAAACAAGTCTTCCAACGAGTTAATCACCATCATATCAATGTTGAGCATGGTACTGCGCCAGTCTTGTAGGAGTTGGGATTGTGAACCGCTCGTTCCGAGCGTATGTGAGGTGGAATTGCCCTTGTCGGAAGAGTGCGCATAGTCGGTGTTGCTGGTGCTGGTTGCGGTGGCCGTACTGTCCTGCTGGGTGCTTGTATGCGTGTTGCCAAGTGAGTCGGTCTGTGACGCACTGGTAGCAAACTGTTTGAAATCGTCGATACGGGTCTGCGGGAACTCGCTGTTAAACGTCATGCTCGAATTGTCTGCCGTGGTATCGGACGTGCTGTTTGCCGTGGATGTATTGGATTGCTCCCCCGTAGATTTGCCGCTGGATTCGTTCGTACTGGTCGAATCCATTTCCAGCCGGATATCGGACGTGATAAACGGGTCGAACTTGCGTTGTGCGGATAAATAAAGTTGATTGTAATAGTCCATTTGTTCGCGCATGGTACGCCCAAGATAAAATACGAACATTTGTGGCGTTTCGCTTCCGATTTCGCGCAGTGCGTAGTGGGCTACGATTTTCTCGTTCAATTTCGCCCTATAATTTTCGTCGAAAATCGGGTAATATTGCGAACTTAAATGCAGTTTTTCATCCGTATTGAATCCACGGTCTATCAGATTGCCTAAGGTCATCGTGTAATCGGCCATGCTGTCTTTGATGGCGTACATGCTCAAGTCTTGCACCATGTCTATTCCTCTTCCTTGTTGCCTTCCACGTCCAATAGACCGCCAGACGTGGTGTCATTCCACTCAATGCCGATGGGGCACCCCGAGTCAGCCATTTGCGGCCACAACCGGTTAATCGTATCGCACGCCTGTTGGCGTGCCTTCAAATAGCTCAGTCGAAACACATTCGTTCGACTGTTGCCTGCCGTGACTTCACTTTCTAGCAACCGCTCCTTCTTTTCCGTAGTGCTGTTGTCGATGCCGAGATAATTGACTAATTCGTTCCAGATCTGCGTTTTCGTGGTGATGATTTTGTCCGCAAGGAATGGTGTGACGTTGGGGAATGTTTGGAACATGCCGGTGATATCGGCACTATCATAGGTGTAAATGTATGGGTCGCCGTCTTCTCTCGCCTTCATGAGGTTTTGGGCGGTCAATTTGTTGGTTTCGGACGTGGCGATAATCAACGGCACGGAAATATTATCCAAATTCACATCCAGCGCACGATCTGCAATGGCCAATCGCGTCGCATAATTCCACATGACGTCAATCATGGTACAACGTAGCTGGTTGTCCCAAATCGGCACGCACTTTTTTGAACCGATCTGTGGGTGCGAATAATGGGTTGCCACCGGCTGGAATGACGTTGGATTATTATAGTTGTTAACCCCGCCAATATTACCGGACGTAACCATAAAACGGTTTACCCCTTTTCTTTTATCGGGGAAGAAGAGGGCTAAACCGTTTTCAAACAAAGTCAGTTCCAAATATCTTTCATCAATGTACGGGGGTAAGTTAATCCATTTGAATCGGCTTACTGCCAGCATTTCAATCAGCTTCATATATTGATTAATTCGTAAGCTTTGCCGCATTTCGGGCAGATTGAGGTTGCCCCACATGGAGCCGAGCACACTCTGATTGTCCCAATGCGCGGCCTTACGTGCATTATTACGTTTACCCACTATAACCGTCCTTAACATAGTAATAGGGAGAGTTATTATACTCTCCCTATTATATATGTCAGTATGCAATACCGCTTAAAGGCACATTGTCCGCATAATCGGTGACACCGATTTTCTCGGGGTCAGTCCACACGGTCACGCCACTCTCGAAAATACCCTTCACAGTTAGGCGGTACTCTTCGGGACATGTGCTCGAACGCACGTACAACTCGTGTAGTTTCCAATAGGTAAAATTGCTCATTGTCATAAGATTTTCAGGCAGTTTCATGAACCGTTGCACGTAATACCCGTAGCGTAGCCATACTTCTCCGATGGCTTGCATGGCGGCGGGAGAGATTTGCCTAAACCGCACCATGACGCCAATCAGTCCGTTCGCCAAATTGAAAGCGTCACCTCCAAGAGCGCCGGACGTGGTCGGCGGTACGGTCTGAGTCTGCTGAACCTGCGCGTTGATGCCCGCGATCGTGTTTTCGTAATCGCCTTGCGCCGTGGCCTGCGCCAACTGTCTGTTCATGTCCGCGAGTTGCATGGTTTGCTGATTGCTCAAGTTGGTTTGCGCGAGCGAAAAAGCGTTGGCCTGTGAGGTACTGGCGTTGTTCGTGGTCTGCGTGTTCGCCAATTGTTGGTTGGCGGTTGAAACGTTGTTGCTGTAGGTTTGCTGGTTTGTCCATGCGCCGATCGCGGTGCCCGCTATGGCACCGGCCACACCTCCCATATTGCCGGTAACGGCGGAACCCACAGCGTTCGCCACACCCGACCCAATCGTGTTCAACTGCGCCATCTGGTTGCTGAATCCGAGGTTCTTCAACGTCAAATCGGTACCCATCTGCGCAGATTGATTGCTGATCGCATTCATGGCGTTCCGGTTGGACGCGCCCAACCTGTTCTGTGCGCTCGCATACTGCGTTCCAAGTTGTGCCTGAGCGTAAGCGTTGTTGATGCCCATTTGTGTTTTTTGATACCCCCAATCTGCAGATTGTTGCGCATATTGACGGGTGTATGCGCTGTTCGCAAGAGCGAGAGCGGATCCGTTGTTCACCGCCATAAAGGTCGGGAAATTTGTAATGCCAAATGATGCGTCGAGCATGTCGCCCGTATCGATAGGCAATCCTTTGCTATCTGGTAGTGGTTGGCGTTCGCCCAAGTTCCCTGCATGATAACCTCTCACGTAGAAGTTCAAGCGTGGGGAAGGGGGCGCGTAATTCCACGACTCGCGGATAATCAAGTCAGCCGATGGAATCTGCTCAGGCTCATACGCGATCACGGTACCGTTCAAGCATGAACATTCGATATAGGCGTATGGGGCGGTAAGGAATTTCTTCAGGTACTTATAGCGTTCGGGCAAAGTAAAAGTGTCTCGGAAATTTTTGAGATTGATAATGTCCGCGTAGCGTGCGTTGCTATTGTCGTTTCGTTTGCGTAGTTCCCAGCAATTGCCGATGAAACCGACCGAGTGACCGAAGAGTTCCGTCTTTTTCGGCTGACCATCCAATAAGGCTTGCGGTAGATGAGGCACCGCGTAGATGCCGCAAATACCTTGCGTTACCCATGGCGCATTCATGCCTTCAGTGAAGAATGCGACAATATCGGCGGGAGTGTCCAAATAATACATGGATGTGCCATTCAACTGACTTTCAAAAGCACTGCCCGTAGCGGTATTGACTACCGGATTATCTTTGGTGCCAGGGCTTGCTTCCAAGTCGGTGGTGCTTACGATAATCAGTCCATATGACGTGTATTTCACGCCGTCATGTGATCCTATGTCCATCAATGGCTTCCATGATTCGTTAGTCAGTACCGTACATTTGCCGGTGTCGAGTCCTTCGGGCAGATCAAGGTAGGTTTTTCCCCAGTCTTTCCATGCGTTTTCGTTGGCTACGCCCACATGGCCGCGCTCTACATAGGCATTGCCCAACTGAATATCGTGCTGGAATGATTGCCATACGTCCAACTGGATATTGAGCTGTGTGGTGTTGGCGTTGATATAATCGCATGTCTGGATGAAATAATACCAGCTACGGGGGGTATCGAAGTCATAATCGTTCGTGGCGATCAAATAATTATATTGGCTAGCCTGCGCAAACGGAATAGGCAGTCTTACGGGCAGTCCGTATTTAGCCATGGTGCAGTCTGTAAATTCAATACCATTCAACCGGTCGAAATACTCTTTCTGGGATTGTTTATCCCATTTGACGATATCCCGGTAGCCCATATCCCACGGCACATTACACAGCTTGAAACGCGTGTTGGGCGTCCATTTTGCATACGAAAAATTGATGGGCAAATCGTTTGCGCTCATGATCCCTCCTAAAACAATAGGTGCGAGATTATAATTCTCGCACCTATTTTACCAGTCGATACCTATGTCAGGCGGTGACGCTGATATTCCTGTTGCCTACTACACCCGCGAACTTGGCTGAAACCCTGGCCGTACCAACACTCGCACCAGTGACCTTGCCTGTCTTATCGACGGTGGCGTTCGCATCCACATTCCAATCGGCCATGTTGCTGATATCAACCTTATTGCCGTCATACAAGACAACCGAGGCGGTCAGTTTGATACTCTCGCCTTGCTTGACAGTGCTTGCCCCGTCAACATGGATTTCTTTCAGTGCCCCGGTGACGAATCCGCCGACCCAAGTACCCTTAACCGGCACGTCCAGTGCAGCGGAAACGGTCTGGTCGATTTCCGGTGTAGCCGGATTGATGTAGGTTGCCTGAGCGGTAACCTTGAGGCTTTCGGCGGTTTCGTCAAGGCCACAGCGCAGGATACCGTCATTATCAATGCTGGTAAACTGGGAGGTCGCGCCTTCGACCTTGTATTCGATGCCGACCGGCTGGAAGGACGCCTTAGTCTTGTTCGCGCTTTCGATGGTAGACACCACTTGCACGAGATCGCCACGTTCCACATTCTGCGGGGTGATGGCGGGCTGGCCGTATTTCTGCACTTTCAATTCAAAGACTGGCTTCGAAGTGGTGAGCGTATCTGGCAAGGTCACGGACTTATTGGAGTCTTTGCCTGTCCAAAAAAGAACCGCGTTAGCAAACGGATTAGGGGTGATAGACCCCCTATGCTTGTAGAAGATGTTGCGAGTGCCGTCAATCGGATTAACGGGGCTGTTCGTCGTCTCCAACATCTCGTCCCAGCAGAAGAAGAAGTCTTCCGTGGTCAAGACGGCCTGTACCTTGCCGCCCTGCCCACCGATACCGAACATGTCTTCCGGGATCGGAATGATACGATACGGCACATTAACCTTGTCAATATTAAACGCGGCGGCGAGAGCTTCCACATTAAGCGCGGCGATCACCTGCGGGGTGGCAAAGAGGATAGCTTCCGAGTCGCGCCATGGAGTCACCCAGCTCATGGCATTATATCGTGGCATGGCTGACATTGGGCTAGCCTTGAGTTCGTTCGCCACCTGCTGGATGAGTCGCAGCAGTCCCTTGGCGTCCGCTTCAGTGGAGTTTGCCGCCCCCACATCAGGGGTGTGAACACGATAGAAGCCACCCTTGCGAGCGTATTCTGCAAAGGTCTGCGTCTTCATCAAGTACATGTCGTTACGATCGCTCAAGATCGGCGCGTTCATGATCTCTGAAATGTAATCCGACATGCCGGACTCGCCATCGAACGCGGTGAGCAAGGCGTCCTCTGGGATGGTAACCGGATAGTAATGATCAAAAGTAAGGGGGTGGAATACGCTTGCGGTTGGCAGTGAGTAGCGCCCATACACATCATCACCCAAGTACTCTTTATTAAAATTACGGGTACGCGCCTTGACCAAACCAACAGCGGCCTGTTCGTACGTGGAGCCGTAGCGCTTCAGAGTGCGTGGGGAGCCGATAAGCTTAAGCGGATCATCCCAGTCAGCATGCTGGATATACAGACCGATAAGACGCTGAATCAAAACACCGGTGAATTCGTCGCGCAAATATGGAAAATTGCGCATGGTATCCACGGCATTGCGAATATTTCCCTGCGTAGCGCTCGGAATGCGAGTCTGAAACTGCGGTGAAGTGGCGTTTCGGACGGCGTTGAAGATCTCAACGTCTCCCTTACCCGCGAGGGGTCGAATATTGGACATTATATATATCTCCTAACTGTTTTAGTCGAACAGATCTTCGATTGACTCGCCGTCGTTGTCGCCGTCGCCGTCATCGTCGGGGTCGGGGTCGGGGTCATTGTAGCCGAGCGTGTCCATCATGGCCTTGAGCGCGGCCAATTCTTTTTCGATCGAGTCAAGTCGCGCGCTCACGTCCGGTTCGGACGGTTCCGGTTCCGGTTCTTTCGGCTTGATTTCATCATTTACGGTTTCGGTCTGCTGTTCCTCTTCGGTCGGCGGCGGGGTGGTGTTTTCCTCGCCGTCATTGTTTGGGTCTGCCATGCAAGCTCCTTATGATCGGTAATGTTTCCATCAAAATTATATCATGCGGCGAGAAAATAAATGACCCCGCAATCACGCGGGGTCGAAACGTCTTATGTGAGCGCGAGTTGACAATCGTAGGGCACTACCGCCACGATAGTGATGTTCACGGTCGGCGGCATTCTCAGCCGTGGCAGTCCGACTCATGTTGATCCCAGTCGAAAATCGACGCTCAGGAAGACAATAGGCATTATAGCATGACCATTGTCCCGTAATCATCCATGACTTGCGTTCCATGCCTGAACTTTTCGTAGGGGATGGGCTGGGAAAACATGTTTCCGGCCATGCATACGTCAACCTCCCCATCATCCCGCCAACCCTGATAGCGGTTCATTCCGAGGATAGTCAATTTTTCATATCGTGCGGCAATCTTCCACTTTCCAAGTTCGGTTGGATGTATCTCGCATGATCGCACGGGATCCCAACCGGATAGGATGCACCCGTCCGTGTTCGCATACAGTAGCCGATCTGCGTTCGCATGGCAGGCGGTCATAAGTTTGCGACGTGCATAAGCATTCACCCATACGGGCACGGGGAGAAAATCGGTTTTCAAATTCGATTCCTCACGTTGCGCCACATCCCAATCGAGGGTAATTCCATCTTTGGAGGTAGGGAGCATGACGGCACCCTTGGGCAAACTAGCCATTTTCCCAACCAGGGCGTTCATAATGAGTTTGGCCATTTGTCGTTTCTCACCCGTCGCCCGCTGTTTCAGTTCCCCCCATTCATCGACGAACGAGCGAAAAAATCCCTTGGAGCGACGGAACTTCCACCCTCGCACATGCTTGTATATAGTCACCTCGTAATTGTCGTAGAGCAGTTCTTGGTCGATATCAGTGAGCACGCGGGTGATGTAGCCACGGGTGGAAGTGAGCCTGTTGAGTCCGTAGACACTGCGATTGTCGAGCAGGAAAGGGTATCCGTCTGGTTTCAATTCCGCACGGAACGTGAGTTCATCACAATGCAATGGCATGTCGCTATCTTCTTCGTATTTGCCTTCATATTGTTCCGGTTCGCCCCATGGGAGCCATTCGTCCCTCAGAATGCTCGGATACATGCTATTGCAATCAACGTCGATAGCCTTACCATATACGCCTTCTTTGGCGATCATGAATCCTCCGATATAGGCATCATGCAATGACTTTTTAGTTTCGGGTTCCAGCTGGGGGAATTTGTCGTAATACCATTTCCACTCGCCGGACGCGAACGCTTCCATGCTCGCACCGCCCGCCGTAATCTTACATAAGCCACGGTCATTATACTCACGCAAAATGTTGAGTAGCTGGGCGTCGGTCATGGTGAGACGGCAATTCTCTCGTAAAAGATTCGATATGTCGAAAAATCGTGCGGAATTTTCTCGATCTATACGCACCGTGAAGCTGAAAAACTTGCCTTTTTTGGAGACAATGGCGTCCCAGCTGAGGTTAGCATTATGCTCATCGTGGGGGAGGGAGTGCACGACGTGCGCAATAAACGGGTCTAAAACGTCTGGGTTAGTCACATATATTGTGAGTTTGCCACCCGACATAATGGACGCCAACAGCCGGTTAGGGGCGATAATGTCACGTAGCACGGTGCCATCCGTAAATCGTATGACGTTATCCACACACCATAATCCCACCCTATTGTCTTGCACTGTCATAGTATAACTTCCCTTGATCACTGACCGCTACTTTTCCAGTGCGCCAGCTTCCGCCAACCACCTATCGAATTGCCGCCGTGAGCGCTGATAGCCCTCACTGTTATCTCGAAATACTGAGGTGAAACCGTGTCGGACGGGGTCATACACTGTCCAGTCGAACACGATACGGGGGGCGTCTGTCTGTTCGATAAACGCACGTTTTTGCGCGGCTGACAGTTGACGGAACCGCTTTAAACGTTTCGAGCCGAGCGTTGTAGCCAAGATTTTCTCGAAAACTTCATAGCGTCCACGACTCATGTAGGACGGCCAATTATGATCGTCGTATAGGTCGGGTCGAGTCTCTGTCTTCCGTTTTTTAGTCGGCTTGCGTTTTTGTTCGGTACGCAGTCCCAAGATTTCGGCCACATCGTGCATCTGCTCACGTAGTTCGTTCCGGTGTCCGCTCTCCAATTGACTTCGCACGAATGCTTCATCACTCAACACGTTGGTCATCTGCAGGAAGTCGGTGAGTTTTGATGGGATGATTTGAGTGCGCCCGAAACCCTCACCGGTGGTGCCTTCAAGTTCTGCCACGCGCTGGTCATACACGCTACGCGGGGGCATGGCCTGCATTTTGTTCCATTCATTGATCTTACGTCGTGCCGCATTGATTTTCCGTTGCTGTTGTCGCAGGAGTTTGCGCCGTTTCGTCACGGGTTCCGCCTGAATTTGCGCGTTCGTGATGGGTGTGCGCTGGGCAAACATGTAGTCTTTTTTCGTCGGCTTTTCCACGGCGGTGGCATGATATGGGGTTGCCTTCGCTTCCGCTATGGACTGTTTCTTCTGCCGCTCCCATTCCTTACCCAGCGTTTTTGCGATGTTGACTAACTGTTGGTCTGCGGTTTTAGCGAGGTTCGAGTGGGAGTAAGCGCCGAGCTGTTTAATATTGCGTGCGGCACGGGCTTGCGCGGCCTGACGTGCCTTGATATGCTTTTGCTTCCGAGACATATAGCACAGTCCTTAAGATGGCGAGAGCACCCAAGGTTGGGTGCTCTCTATGAACGAACGCTACTCAGTTATTATAGCAAGTTCACTTGGTTTCCTGATCATCCACCGGCTCGATGCTGAAAAATTTGAAGCCGCGACGGGAACGACGTTCCACCACCTTGATAGCCAATGGTGCGTCCCAAGTGTTCGGGGTTCCGAAGATCCCGAACATGGTGTTCAATCCTGCGGCCAACGTGGGGGAGGTGGCCGCGTATGCCTTGTTGTCGTCGGTCACGATGATGACGCGCACGGTATTGGAGATTTCACCGGTCTGGTCGTCCGTGACTTGTACGGCCTGTGCGACGGCGTTCACCATGTTGAGCGTTTCGTTGAGGTGTTCGTCGAGTTTTTCGGCGTTCTGCAATGCGCTGTAAAGCTTGATTTTACCCTCACGGGTGGAAGTGTCGATAAAGTGCTGGACAGTACCAAGTTCGGTGGACTCGGTGTTGAATGCGACAAGTGCGGTGTTAGTGCTTTCCATGATATTTTACCTTCCCTTATGGTATTGTTGTTTTTTGTTTTCAGGCTTATGCCTAAAATCTTTTATATCACATGCCGTCATTATTTTCAATTTCGGCGCGTCGTTTTGTATGTTCTTCGGGGTTCCATTCCTGAGGTTCCTCAAAAGTAGCGTACTTGTAAAAAGTCTCCTCATTCATGGAAACCTTTTTAGAAAAAATATTGATAGAACGTGGAATGAAATTAGGAAACAATTTCTTTGCACGAATCGAATACGCGCGGACATCCTTCAAGCGCCCGTCAATGACGTGCTCGGCTTCCATAAAATCACCGTCAACCAGCTCCATGCCTTTAAGGACGGCATAGACGCGGGTTCTGAAAATGTCGGTTTTGGTTCTAGCCAATTTTTACCTCCCTTGCAGTAAGATTTTTTCTAATTCGGTATCATTATACCGTGTCGTGTCCAGTCTGTCAAAATTTTTATAGACAGCGATAATCAGGTTTTGCGCTTGAGGATTGTCGAAAATCGTACAACAGTCATACGATGTCGCTCCCTTGACTGCACACACGGCACACCATGCAATGAGGTTAGGCGGATTCACCGTGCCATCCAAATATTCCACATCATACGTGCGAGAGAGGGCGGCGGCAAGTCCATCACCAATACACATGCTCCCGCAAATCTGAGACACCGTTATCACGGCTTGCGTAAACCACTCGCTGGGCGCTTCACGCCACAATTCACACAACATGCTGACCGCACGGCAACACGACTCGAAATCACCATAGCCCATGTCATAGCGTCTGAGATTCAATTCACGAGTATGCCCCCGCGTAGCCTTGACAATACGGAATGATTCCATAATCCCGTCATCAAACCGGCGCATCCGATAAATCGGCGTACGATCATCGCCACGGTTAAACATAATAGCGCCTCTCCACCTTAAAATAGGCGATATTGCGCGTACGCGAAGGCACTGCCGCCCACTTACGAATCAGAGTAGCGGCATCATCATACGAATTAGCGTACCCCACTTCGATAGGCGGCTTATCACCATGTCTCAAATACGCCAGTGCGACAAAAGTTTCATACATGGCTAAAACTCCAAAGTATCATCGGCACTATTATAGCCAGCCATCCACATCGTTTCCCACAGGAAAGAACTAGTACAACGTTTTGGCGGACTATCGGCACCACGCTTATGCTTCACACCCGCCCAAAACGCTCTCAACCGCCAATACAAGTCAGCATACTCACAGCCCCTGTGAAACCACGAATGCAGCCAGCCAAAAAAATACATGTCAATCCCTATCCAAGAGAGGAGTGCGGGCAATATCGATGGCGTCAACAAGCACATCCACCACTTGATCATAATCAGTGGCACTATACGACGCCAATGCCACAGCCGAACATAAGCCGTCCGGCGAGTAAAACGCCACATCATACTCCAACCTATACGATTGACTATGAGAGCAATACCACAACTCCACATCACCACCCAAGTGCTGAGACGGAAACACAGCAACCTTCACATCACAGCAACGCATAATCAAAAACCTTTCACTACAAAAACCAATACAATAGCCACACATACCACAAGCATGACCAAAAAACAGAGCGCGTCACCCACGTCTCGCGGTGCTTCACGAAACGCTACCGCACATAATCCAATCAGCCATATAGCAAACGGGATAACAATAATACTCATACACATCATTATACCAACACCACCTTCACCACGCCAACCATAGTGTTGTCTAGGTCAAACGTAGCATTATCAATATCCACATTCACATCCATACCAGCATACGCATGACGGATATGAGACAATACGCCATCCAACGACGCTTTTAACGACGTTGCATAAAACATGCGACTAGGCTTCACACAATCAGACAAAACCTCAAAAACCTGAAAACCATCATTAGTAACAATGAAATACCACATGTCAAGACTCCCTTCCAAATCACGCTTCCTCAAACGCTTCCACAAAATCATCAGACGGAAACGAATCACAATCCTCATAACCCTCAATAGTCATATTATTGACCACCGCCACATGATGCAGATTCTCAACAATCACATCAATATCAAAATCAGAGAGTTGCTGACCACTGTTCAGAATATAATCCTCGGCGTAATCCTTAATAACGGTGTTGTTAATCATTTTATTTTTCCTTCCCTTGAAGTTGATAACTACACTATAACACAAACAAAAACACGACACGCCCGAAAACAAACGAATGCAAAATATTAAAACACAGTTGCCAACCGGTCGGTAAGCAATTAGATATTTAGACAAACATCTAACATTGCTGCCTGTCTGGAAGAGCATTTCCCCCATTCCATGGCAAACGCTGTCGTCC